AAATGAGCAACGATAAATCACAAATGGGACCGAAAACTGAAAGGACACCGGAAAAATGGTATGAGGCAAAAATGGGGAACGACCACCAAGGGCTGATCGTTGACGAAATAACGGGCGAGAGCATAGCCGTGACTTACAAGAAAGAAAACGCCGCCTTCATCGTCAAAGCCTGCAACCTGCATGATGAACTGGTGGAAGCGTTGGAATATTTTGTAGAACTGATTGAAAATGACATAGATACGAAGATCATCAAGCTAACATCAGACGGGGCACTTGCTCAAGCGACTGCCCTCCTTTCCAAGATCAAGGGAGCCTAACCCATGCAACCCCTAAAGATAGCAGACCGCCGCAAAAATGACCGCCGCAAATCAGACCGGCGATCACCGGACACCATTCAAACCGCTTTCCGGCGCATCATATCAACAACATGGCAAAAACCCGCCTATCATGAGTTAAAGCGGGAACTCGAAAGAGATATAAGGGAGGTGTAAATGAAATTTGCGATACGTAACAGATGGAATAACTCGGTAATGTTTGAGGTCGAGGCTGATAGCTTCGTTAAGGCCGTTGAGAAGAAGGTGGCTGAACGCGCCGACCTGAGCGGTGCCAACCTGTACGGTGCCGACCTGAGCGGTGCCGACCTGTACGGTGCCGACCTGAGCGGTGCCGACCTGTACGGTGCCGACCTGAGCGGTGCCGACCTGTACGGTGCCGACCTGAGCGATGCCGACCTGTGCCGTGCCAACCTGCGCCGTGCCAACCTGCGCGGTGCCAACCTGACAGATGCAAAAAGTCTCGTCAAACTCATGGGCGTCGAACCGGGGAATTGCTACTGGAAACGGTTTGACGAGGGATTAAACAACAACGACTACCAGTTTTACGTGGGTCTAAACACCCTTCGTGACGGTGAGGTTTTCGCCGCCGATGACCGCGAGACTTGTTCCTATCCCGGTTTCCACTTTGCGTCCCGGTCGTGGTGCGCCGTCAATTATGGCGACAGACCCCTTGAGGCCCGTATCCGTATCCCCGAAGACGCTCAGATAAACGAGCCTTGGGCCACTGACGGGAAAGCGTCTGCATCTGCAATAGAGATAATCCAAGTGTTCGATACAAAGACGGGAAAGGACGTGACTGACCAGTACGGGAGGCCGGAAGAGAAGAAGGCGAAGAAGATAAAAAAGGCAAAGGAGGCTTAACGGTGAACCCCAAAGAAGCCGCCCAAAACATAGCCTTGGTTGCCTTTTATACGGGCCTCGGTGTAGCGGCAACAACGGCATTTATGCAAGGCACTGTCAAGGTGCAGGAAGATCGGGAAACAGCAACAGCGCGGCAGATCATAGACGACGACCTTGTAACTGCGATCATCCAGGTTGAAAGTTCCGGCAATCCGAAGGCGATCAGCAATAAAGGGGCATATGGCTTAATGCAGATTCGCTGGTCGGTCTGGAAGGATGAACTCAGAAAGCAGGGCATAGCCAAGGAAAAGAAAGACCTCTTCAATCCTCGAATCAACATCGAGGCGGGAAAGTACATTCTCGCTCATTACATGGATAAGCACGACAATAACCTGAAAGCGGCATTAAACAGCTATAGCGGCGGGGCAAAGAGATATTACGAGAAGGTTATGAGGGAATACAATGACTGAACAGGAAGCAAGAGAGCTACCTTTACCCGTCAGACTTCAACTGTCGCGTCATGGTATCACGTTCTATCAGTGCATCATGGAGTGTGCCGGTGTTCCTGAACTAGTTGAAAACTTTGACAGGTTATGGGGGTGCAATCTTTGTAGGAAGGGTGCGCCTATTAATCTTATGGTAGATAAAGCCACGGGTCGGATGGAACACGACATGAGGGAATTTATCGAGTTTGTTTGGGAATACGTCTTTATCAGATTCAACCCCGAAGCGGAGGCTCACCCATGAAATGCCCTTCCTGCGGTTCTGAAACCGCTTCGCTCTTTGATACTGGCGTATGCCTAAATCTGGACTGTGAAACCTATCTATTCAAAATCAAACCGGCCTCTTCCAAATCACAAAAGGGGCCGAAAACGAAAGGAGAAAATACCGATGCCCGATGAAGAAAACAGTATCACCACTGAGAAACAGGAGCGCAAGCACTACGACCCACTCCCCGACGATGCACCGAGGAACAAGGTAAATAAGAAACAGAGGCCCAGGGTCTTGACCAAAGCCGTCCTCATGTATATGACACCCCTTGACCTTTACAACCTGAAACAGTCTGCGGCAAAGGCTGAATTTAATTCTTACGCCGCATACGTCCGGTTCTTGTCAACAAAGATAGTGACCGAGGACAGCTTGATCGTCACCCTGTCCAAGAAAACGATGGGCAACCTGAAAGATCAGGCAAAGGCGATGGGTAAGACCGTTGAGGATTACGTCCGGTACTTGGCAACCTTGAAGGTGAGCGCATGATGAAAAGAGAAAGAAGAACCAGACTGACACCCGACACCATGCGCCTCATCGATATGGAATGTCCTCATTGCAACAGTCACATGGTTTACGATAGCCGCGAGTATAAATGGTACTGCCAGAAATGCGGACGGCATGAACTGAACCCGCTGGAAATCTCACACCCATTCGAGGCCGAAATGTACGGGCACCAGATCGCTATAAAGGTCATGGAAATGAGAACGTGTACCGAGTGCGGCAAGGAGTATGAAGCCAGAATAACAGCGGAGAACCGGATGTGCAAACGGTGTTACAACCGGATTACCGACAGAGCAAGGCAAGCAAAGAAGAGACAGCAAAGAGGCGTTGAACAAGCGGCATAGAACGTGATAAAAAAGGAGAGACATGAAATCTATTTTGCGGCAAGTCTGCGAAGAAATCGAACCAACACCAGGCGACGACTTGGCCTATCCTTTACGCTTTGCATCACGAACCACGATCACGATTTATCTCCGCAAGGGTTGGTTAAAGCGCGACAACGGGAAGCTGATACTGACAGAGAAGGGATTTAAGGAAGGGGCATAGGAGGACACCATGAACAACAGTACAACAAGCCTTGGAGAAGTCAGGGACGGCAAACAATTTACATGGGGCGAAATGGTCAAGATTCACGACCTTGGCCCGTATACCATTGGCGAGCATCACCCTTGGGTAACGGAAGGATGCACGGTTAAAACAGGGATTCCAGACATGAACAGAATGTCCTACCACATATGGATTGATGGCAAGAACATGGGCTGTTCTGCGGAATCCATCGAAGGAGCTATTGTCCTTGCCATTGCGATTAAATACGATGGCATAAACACAAGGGCGGCGGGATATTTTATGAGGATGATCGGGGTAAACGAAGCGTAGCAACCCTTCTTTCCCACAAAACCATCAGGGCCGAGGATTTGTTCCCCGGCCCTTTTCTTATCTGGAATCCTTCCGAAAACTACAATCTCCACATCACCCATAAAACAACCGCCACGACCAAGATGAAGGACCCTGCCATAGCATCAGGGAAATACGGGTTCATGGGTTTACCTCCGCAATAGTCGGTAATTAATTCCATACAGACAGATCAGCAACGCCTCAGCCTTGTGGTTGTCCTTCTTCAGCTTGACGGAACCAGGATACAACTGTTGTACCCTGAGCAAAGAGGCATCCTTCCCTTTCTGCATCCCTGCCATCATCTTCGCCTTCCACGACACCGGAGAAATCAGGTCATAGGGAATCTGCAAACCGATACAGATACCTTCGAGGATACCGGCTGATTTCATGTAATGGGCCGTTGATGAGATACCCTGCTTAACAATCTTGCCGGATACCTTGTCGAATCTCTCTGCTGGCATTGCCTGAGCTTTCTCAAGAAACACATGGTCGGCACCGATCAGAACATCACGGATAGCCGCACCGTTCATTTCATTCTTGTCACCTACCTTGATAGCGGGGATATCCTTCATCCAGAGCAAGGCACCTTTGTCATCGAGAGCTACGAGGGCCGGGGAAATGCCGGGGTCGATACCGATATATACGCTCATCGGTTAACCTTCCTGAGTTCAGCCAACGCACGGGTCAAGTCCATACTGGCACGTTTGGCGGCGGCACTTTCTTTTGAACACCAGAGAACGTATTCGTCTTTTCCGGTATAGTTTTTCTTCTTGGCTTCCTCTGCTTTTTTGATGAATCGTCTTGCTTCGGCTATTGCCGTATTCAAGGTTTCGAGTGTCATTCCGGCACCTCGATCATGGTTTCATCGATACGGTGATACCACTTGGCGTTTGGAAAGGTTTGCTTTATTTCTTCTTCGGTTCTTAATACGCCATTGGCGTTGTAATATCCGGCATTACAATAACTTTTATCTTCTACCAGCCAAAACCACTTCTTCACCTTCTTCTTGCAGGGGATGGGGAAGCATATATTACCCCCTCGGCTCAGACAGTCGCCTATCTTGTGAAAATGCCCATGAAATTCATACGCCCCGTCCGGTATCTCGATCTCGTGGCTGGTGACTATCCGGCGTATTTCCTCGTGGTCATAACAAGCAACCACAATACTGCCGTTATCGTCTTCAAACCTTTCTCCCGTTTTAGGCCGTCTATCTTCGTTGCCAATAAATTCAATATACGCTTTCATTATTTCCCTCCTTTTATCCGAATTGACTTGACGATGCTGTACTGATAGAGAATCTTGAACCGTCTGTTTGCTTCCCAAACGTTCTTGGCCTTGACAGCCTCCACGGATGGTTCGTCGGCACCTTTCTTGAGATGGAAGAAGAGGTAGGTCACTTCTTCACCTCCGTTTCGGGAGTATCAATTTTGAACGCATCTTGCAACATTTCCGATATCGCGGGGCCGATATGCCTCATGACTTCGTTCGTTATCTGGTCGGATATTTTGTGAACCACAAGCTGTTCAACAGAACCGATAAAGTTCTTGATATCGAGATAAGAAATACTGGTGTGATATTCCCGCACATTTGAACGGGGATTCTCGTATGCGTCTATCTTCATCTCTTCACCTCGCCCAATGTTCCGTCCTTCACCCACAAGGCACCTTCAGGGATAATGTCGGTGATTTCAGGGTCGCCGTTCTCTTTCACCTTCCCGCCGTAGACCATCGTGAGAAAATAGGTAAAATCGTCCCCTTCAATCTGTTTCACGAACTCCGCGAACGTCTCATCATCGAGGCTTTCGGCCCTGTCAAGGAACAGAACCTTCAGCTTCGCGTCCTTGTTCAATTCCCGAACCATCTGCAAGGCAACCCCGATCTGTTCGCTGGTACTCATGTTATCCAGAGACTTTTCACCGATGAAAATATTATCCCCGTCGATTCTCAGCCCTTCGATGGGTATGTTGGCATCCTTGACGATCTTGGCAGGAATGTCCTTTCTGAGCTTGTCGATGATGCCGGTCAGGTGCTTGCTCTGCGTATCGAGGGTATCGACCTCCTTCTTAATCTCCTGCGCCTTGTCGTACTTCTCCTTGAGAGTCTGTTTCTGTTTGGCTTCGAGGATGGCGGCATCGAGAGAAAGTATCTCGGCTTCGACACCGGAGATGTCCGGCACTTTAACCAGAGGGAAATCATCGAGGGCCGCTTCCTGTTCTTTGATAGCCTTCAGCGCATCGTCTTTCACACTCAAATGCTGTAGCGCAACCTCATGGTGTGTGCGTATCTCGGCAAGCGAATCCTGCATCGCCTTTATCTCGGCCTCGTAATTGGCGATGGTCGTCTCATAGGAGGGAATCATCTGGATTTCGGCTTCGTTGACTTCAGTCAGTATGCCGTTGAACTCGGCAATCTTGCACTCAATCCTTGCTCGTGCTTTCTCTGCGTTCTCGTTCTGAACTTTGATGTTCTCGGCGGTAGTTTTCTGAGCTTCAATCTCTTTCAGCTTGGCAATAAGGTCATCGACGTTGGCTTCAACCTCTTCCGGTTTATACCCGTCCGGTATCGCTTCCCGATACGCTCCTTCCTTCTGCTTCAACTGCTTGTTAATGTCTGTGCGCTTGGAATAGTAGAGGTCTTCCAAGTTCTTCAGGATGGTAAGGCCGTCCACCTTGTCGAAGTTCGGGCGTATCCTATCCATCAGTTCCGGTTCGATCACGCCCGTCAGATACTCTTCCTTCACCTTCGGGTTGAAAAGCTCTGTGACGTACTTCCTGCGGTCTTTGGCGTCCATGAGGACAAAGGCTAAGGGGTCGAAGCTGAAATTCCCTAGCAGGCTATTGAGGAACTTCTGAGGGTTAGCCTTGATGTCGCCTTCGGTGTTTGTGACTTTAACCCTTTGCCCTTTCGCGGTTATGACCCTCTGAACCTTGATGCCGTCCATATCGATCAGAATTTCGGCCTTGTCTTCGCCGGTCTTGATAACATTGGGGTCTGTGGTTCCGAGAAGTCCGGCCTGAACGAGCTTGATGAATGAGGTCTTACCCCCTTTATTCTTTCCGGCGAGAACGTTCAGCTTGGAATCCGGTTCAAGCTCCACTTCTTTGAGAATGAGAAAGTTACTGCCTGTGATTTTGTTAATCTTCATTATTTACCCCTCCTTACTGCCGTCTTTGCGGCGGCAAGACAAACAACACCCACGACAAAGATACCGATTGCAATGGCAATTCCAGCCCATGCCGGAGCCAGTACCCACCACCACGACCACGAGATTACGCCGGTCAGTTTCAAGACGATGAAAGTTATGGTGAGCAACCCGATAAAACCGATACCGCCCGATGAACTACTGCTTGATGTACTCATTCCTTATCCCTCCTGTCCCTGCGCCCGTTCTTCGGCATATGTTTCAATCGGAGTCGGCCCTGCATCAACAGGTGTTCTCCGTCCCCTTCCCCTGCTTTTGGCCTCATCCTTCATCTGGTCGTAGATGGTTTCAGTCAAGGATGCCACCCTTTCTTTCCAACGCGGGTCATCGCGGTTCAACTCCTGTTCTTCGTAGAAATCGCTCACATCGTGGTCAATGAGTTTGTACGGATTGTCAGCCTCGATGTCCACAAACGTATGCCGGAGTTCATGGCGCAGAAGTCGTTCCCTGTCTGTATCTCCGGTAGACTGCCACACCACCTTATCGATGATGATGATGTAGTCGTACCCATCGTCGATGCCCTTCTGTTCGTCGGCGGTAAAGTGTTTGATAAGCTCATTCGGGGTCATAATACGGGTAAGAACGATAAGCCCACCGGATACCCGTTTCTTCAGGTCAAAAAGGGGTTTGATCTTGGCATTGACCAACTCAGGGAAAGATTTTCTCCTGATGACTGACAATGCACTGATGACGGATGAATCTACTTCTTCGTAGCGGTTATTGGTTCGCATTGATGGTTCCTCCTTTTAAAGTTCCACTCTGTTGATTGTTCTTTTGATGGTCACGATGGACGCTGAAATATCCTGCAATATGCACCTTATTTCATCGAAGTACGGCGGCCATGCTCGTTGCAATTCGGCTTTGTTATCGGGTATAACATTCATTGGAGAATCTGATACCGTTAGCGGGGATAACTTGTCCTGAGCGTGTTTCGCCGTCATCTCTGCTTCACTTGCGATACGCCTTGCCATGCTAAGAAGCTGTTCACCTGTCGATGGTTCCTTGGTTGCGCCACAAGCACTTGTGTTTAACATTGTCTCGTTCATTTGTTCTCTCCTTTAAATTAGTTTTCGGCGTTTCTCTACTTCCAACATCGCCCGTCTTTCCGCTTCCCTTCTGGTCATACCCTTGTTCCCTTCCTCGATGATTGCGGCACGTTCCTCAAAAAAGTCCCGTTCATTTTCTGTCAGGTCGTCTAGGTTCATACCGCGACAATCCTGGGTTTGGATGAAGCGGGAACGGGAATATCTTCGTAGTCACTGCAAAAATAGCAGTCTTCTTCCAAACACGGGTCAAGACCAACACAACTGCAAATGAGGCTACACCTGCTTAGTTTCTGACAGGTCTTACAGCAAGTCCTCTCAGCCATTCCCCACCTCCAATTCTTTCTTCAGCGGGTATATCCTTTTGAGCAATGCCTTACCCACTGCTTTGTTATGCTCCGGTCTGCAACCAACAACCGCCGCCTTCTTCGTGCCGTTGTCATCGAAGATAAGGGTATAGGTTTCAAGTTCGACGGTTTCTCTTGGCCCTACCTGTATCTTTTTCTTGCCTGTTGGCTGAACTGCTTCGAGTTTTACGATGTCCATGCTATTTCACCTTCCTCCTTTTTTAATAGTTGATCGGTTCCCTGCGTATCGTCTGCCCTCTGCTTTCGTTCATCTGACCTCTGAGATACTTTGTCTGCTGAACAAAATCGAAGATTTCGCCGGAGCCATGAAACTCCTTCATGTAGCTGAATCCGTCTGCACGACTGATTTGGAACACAAACATCACCTTGCCTCTGTCGCCTGACCGGAGTTCATAGTCAAGCCCTTTGTGACCGACAAGGTAGGCCGCGAAGTAAATGTCCATCGTTGTAAATTCCTGCGTTGCTGAGTTGTCCATAGTTTATTCTCCTTGTTGAATTTCTTTGGTTACATAGGAATGTCATCTTCTTCCGGCACGAACGTATCGTCATCCTGTGACCTCTGTGGTGCTGGCCTCGACGATGATGAACTTCCTCCTTCACCTTTGCCGCCGAGCATCTTCATGTCGTTGAGAACGATTTCCGTGACCTTCTTTGTGGTTCCGTCTTTGCCGTCATATTCACGACTCTGCATCTTGCCCTCGACATAGACGAGAGAACCCTTATGAACGTACTGACCGATGATCTCAGCGAGTTTGCGCCATGCTGTGCAATTAACCCATTCTGTGCGTTCCTGTTTATTCCCGTCCTTGCCTTTCCATGATTCGGATACAGCAAGGCTGAAGGATGCCACGGGGGTTCCATCGACTGTGTAGCGGAGTTCGGGGTCTCTTCCGACCCTTCCAATGAAAATGCATCGATTAACCATTCGCTTCCTCCTTACAGTGCCGCAAATTCGGCTTCGAGGTCTTTGATCTGCTGTTCACATTCAGCTTTGGCAATGGCGACGAAAGTGAGAGAGAACTGAGCGTTTTTCAGGAAAAACCAACCATGATACCCCTCAATTTTCATCCCTTGCCCACGGCAGTTATCTTCCTCGATTGACTCCGCTATCCTAGCCAGATTAACCAAGCTAGTCTTCTTATCCTCAATCTCCGCTAACAACTCATCTGCCCTTTTCTTCTGTTCTTTTGTCATACCAACTTCCCTCCTTCCTTTGCACCCGCATCGGTAGTCGTACTTCCCACGGGTGTGTCCTTCTTCTCGTCTTTCTTGAGGTTGCCGAGCTTCGCCTTCAGGTCTTCCGTTTTGGCTTCTGTTGCCCCTACTGCGTCTTCAGTAAGAGCGTCCTGTGTGATGTCGATGATATCGCCAACATCGTCAAAGCCGATGGGTTCCCTCTGGCTCTGGCCGGATTCGATGACCGTATCCAGAGACTCCATCTTCTTCCATTCAGGGGAGAGAGGAAGGAACTTTGCCATGACCCTGATCGCGGTCTTCTGGAACATCTCGTCTTCCCACAAGCGCCACGGAGAGGAAGCACCGAGAACCTTGTTGCCGTCTGCATCCAGTTTGAACTTCGGCGGCTTCGTGCTCCAATCCATTTCCCATGCGCCGGATGAAGACTCCCTGTGCTTGTAAACGTCCTCAGTCCACAGCCAGATAGTCTTGACGACCTTGTTGGCGAACACGGCACGGGCGTAAACACCGAGCTTCTTGTCGGTTCTCTGTGAAGGCGGTTTCGGAACGTGGGTGATCTTCTCTTCGGTGCCGAATGTCAGTTCAAAGGGTTCCCCTTCATAGACCACATGGGCCGAGATATCGACGATCTTACCGGAGTTCTGCGCCAACTGAATGTAGCCCCGATAACCTGGAATGATCTGCACCTCATATCGCCGCGCTTTGCCGTTGTAGAAGGGCAAGAGGTATATCTGACCAAGAGCATTGATCGGCTCCAAACCAAGCTCAGAACACTGTATAAGCGCACTGACGAGGGAACGGGGTTCGCATTCAAGGAGCTTCGGAGTTTTGAGGATGGTTGTGTAGAATACCCGTGCGAACCTTTCGGGGTTGAGGTGCTTCGGTAATGCCATCTGGATTGCGCCAAGGTTCTTTTCGACCATATCTTTGACGGTGTTGAATTTCTGTGCTACCAATGCTGTACTCTGATCTGCCATACTGGTGTTCCTCCTTATGCGAAGATTTTCTTCAGGTTCTCTTTGACCTTCTCGGCCTTCTCGATTGTCCTACCGATGGTAAGATTTTCTTCCAGCATCTCAGCCATCTTCTCTTCATTTTCATCTGCGTGTTTCTGAAGGTCTGCAATGCCGGCTTCGATCTTCTCGACCAATCCCTGAAACTTGGCTACCACATCACCGATGACTTTGTTGCCGCGAAGCATTTTGTTTGTTGTGAACATAGCACTCTCCTTTGTGTTTTTGAATTTTACCAGCTTGCTTCATAGCTAACGCTCGGCCCACTGTCAACCCACTTCCCGTCATCATCGTATTCCGTGAAAGTGTGGGGCTGTCCGCAACAAGGGCATCCGGCTTCGGTACTGCTTTGGCCCGTGATCTGCTCCCATTCTTCTGCCGCTTCCCTGAGATGAAGACCCTCGCGCTCTGCGCGTGTTGCCAATGCTCCGAGCCACCTTCCGTCTTCGTCAGGCTTAAAGAATAAATCGGTTTGATCTTTCTTCCACTCCACTTTCCATCCGGCCTTCTCAAGGGCGTACCAATCTTTGTCCTCAAGCCACCAATGCCCACCACTGTTGTTACTGGAATATTCTACCTTCATGCTTGTCCCTCCTTTTATCTTGCCCTGTAAACCGCCAATCTCTTCGATGTGGACGGCTTCTTGAACTCTGCTGCCAACTCTGGATGAACAACCGCCAGCCGACGAGTATCCCACCGATTGCTCACAACGTCCGTAAAATACACCTTGCTTCCTCCGCACTGGACTCTCTGATTGCCGATTGCCTCCATTCTCATTTTGATTTTTTCCTTGATGCCATCGTACATCTCTTCTGCCTCATCCCTGACGGCCTTGATCTCCCAATACTCTTCGGTGTACCTCTCCAATTCTTCGTCGAGAATCAGGTCGATGGACGTATCGGTAGCCGCGAAAGCAAGGTACTCGTCGTTGGTGATGCCTTGGCAGGTGGTTTGGAAGTTACAACGCATACACCTTTTGTCCTTTTTCTCCAACTTCTCCGGCATGGTGCGCCGTTTGACGAGTTCCCAAAATGCGGCGGCACCTTCGAGAACCTTTTCCATTAATTCCTGATCGGGGTAAACATCGAAGTGAAAGATTTCCGCAAGCTCCGCAGAGAAGAAACAGAAGGTTCCGAAATTGGCCTTGCGTAGCCACATATACATCTGCAACTGCAAGGCGTAGTCATCCATCGCTCCCTTGCGCTTAACGTCGAGATATCCGCGAAGGCCGGGACACTTAATCTCCAAGATGCCGGGGCCGCGCTCATCCTTGACAATCTCCCTGTCGAGCAATGCCGTAAGATACGGGCGTTCCTCATCGACAAGCCTGATGTTCCTCTTCCTGATCTTCCGTCCGGTTTCTTTTGCGAAAAGCGTGGCCGCCAATGGTTCAAGCAGATTGCCGCGCCTGATGTTGAAGTTGTCCTGCGGATAGTCCGGTTCCGTTCCGGTCTTAATGTACCAGAGACGGCGAGAGCAACCGTATCCAACATTGAATATTGAGGCGATATCGCTCCCTCCTATGAATCCTTTGCGTTCCATGTCACTCACGCCGCTTTCCTCCTTTTGAGGATTCGTGAAACTTCCTCGTTGAATGCGACAAGCCTTCTGTTGCAACCATAAAGGCATTTGTCGTGTTTGTTGTTGTCCGCGTGCATTATGCCATCCCTGAAAAGATGGGAGCAATTGTACTCGTTCCCTTGCGTATCAAAAACCCTTTCCGACAGGGACAGATAGCAAGTGCCGTGGTCGTTTTCGGGGAACCGTACCTCTTCCAGTAGCCTTCTCTTTTCATCGATGGTTTCACAGAAAAGGTTCAAAGATTCTTTGTCCATCTGTTCCTGTAATAGAGGGCGGGTTTCGTTGAAGAAGGTTTCCACATCCTTGTCCTGAAAAGCAAAACGAGCTTTAGTCCCTTTGTAGATGCTGAAGAAGACCGCATACAGGCCGGGGAATGAGTCTCGACAGAACTTCATGAAGTCCGGCGCATCTCTGTAGTTTTCCCGCGTCAAGGTGCAGGTGATGGATGTAACGGTATACCCGCAACCAGCTTTAATATTCTCTACGACGCGATCAAACGAAACCCTCTGCGTAAGCTCATTGAAATAGTCGGCCTTGTATGTGTCAAGCGACACTTTAAGCCTTTTGATGTTCATGGGCGCGGGGAGAAAGGCGTTTGTGTTCAGATGGAACTTAACGTTCGGGGTTTTCTCTATCAGTGGATAAAGCCACGGACAAAGCGAAGGTTCCCCACCCGTAATATGGATGATAGCCGAATCTCCGTACTTGTCGATGATGCCCTTGAATATATCCTCAGACATCATATTGTGGTTAAACGCAACATTACAGTAGTGGCACCGGAAGTTGCATTTATCGGTTACGAAAACCGCGACCCTTCTTATGGGGGTTGGTTTATCTCCCGACAAGCAATCAACCGTTTCTCCGATTCTTCGTTCAAAGTCATCCCAATATAATGAACTCATCTTGTCTTGTCCCTCCTTATCTGTCGCCTCACAATCCATTGGTGTGTGTCTGCCCTCATTCCTGTAGCCCTTTTGGATATTCAGCCCGTCACCAAAAAGGATGACAAGGCTAAACGGGCAAATTTTTTTATGAACTTAGGAAATTGTCGCAGACGCCTTCAGAGTTAATACTGATCTTGTCGTCACCGGATACCC